CGCTCATACGATTTAGCCTTAGCATTCATCGTATCAAAGTCATTGTCTTGGTCAAACGTGATTGCTTGACGCTCTTGGTGAATCATACCTGTATTCATAGGTACGTTAGCACGAATAAAGAATGCTTTAGTACTTGATAGGTAATGGTTCATCTTGATACCTTCTGGCAATGCGTTAGTAGCGTGTAATACGTTTACAGCGTTACTTGCAGTACCAGGAGGGTTAGCACCAGTGTTATATGAATATACAGACTTCATAATACGGTTGGCTTCAAACCAGTTACTTGGATGAACAACGAGGCTCTTAGGCATCAAATTGATACGTAGTCCACGGTCATTCAATGCAAGCATTTGTTGAATAATCAAGTTCTCGATAGCTGCCTCAGACAAGTTAGCTGCAACAGTTAACAAGTTAGAGAAAGTACCACCAGAGGTGTTAGGGTGTGAAGCGTTCAACAGTGATACGCCATCGCCACCAGCATAGCTGTTAGAGAAAGCATTGTTGTATACGTTAGCAGCAACGTTCTCTTTGGTTTGACGCATAGAGAAAGCGTTAGCAGCAGCACGACGCTTGGAAACAACTTCATAGAGGTTGTCAGCAAGTTCTTCTTGGGTAACGATGTAGCCCAAGCCGTATGCAACGTTAGTTAAACGAGTTACAAAACCTTGAGTCTCGGAGTCATAAACAACGCCTTGACCTTGTGGTTTTTGTGGAGCAAGACCAAAGCCAGTAGCTTGGACGTACTCTTCGTAGTTTTTGTCAGATGTGGTTGTATCGAACAAGTCTGTGTATTCGATAGGATGTTCATTGTATGAACGACCCCACCAAGCCTTAATACCAGGCCACAGTGCTTTTGGAAACGAACCAGTTGTAATAATACCAGCCATTTTTTATTCTCCTAATTAAATGCCAGCAGATGGACGTAACATCTCTGAGTTGTTGAACAACACAAAGAAACGTACATAAGGCCCCAAGTTGTTACCTGGGATTGGTTCAATTCCAACAATCTTCAATACTGCTGTAGAAGATGTGGTGGTACCTGTTAATACAGTTGCAGACATCTGATTTGACAATGAAGGAGCAGCTACAGTGTAGGTTGCGTTCTTATTCATATCAGTTGTTACAAAAGTAGTGCTGTCACCTTGGATGCAATAGACTTGGTCTGGGTCATCGTTAATGAGCATATAGTAGGCTTGTGACTTAGAAGCAGGAACGCTAGTAGTCGTCAAGTCTAGGTTAGTACCCTGAATAGAAGGGTTGTTAGGGTTGTTAATCAAAATGCTTGTTACAACACCACGAGGTGTGTCGCCACTAGCGCATTTTGCAATTGCAGGGGTACCGTTAGCATCAGAACCATCAATCGTCTTTACTGTGTCACCGATGTAATACGCAGAGGTATCAGTCGATGGGATATAGTAAACACGTTGTTGTTGGTTGTTGTTGCCACTTGTACCATAAATCACGGGTGAAAACCCGAATGGTGCATTTAAGTTAGCCATCAAAAACTCCGTATTAAATTAAGTTTAGCTCCGCTTAATCGAGATGCCAGCGTTGTAACGCCCATCTTGACCAACGGCTCCATTAATATTTCCACTAGCAATCGCATCTTCGACTTGTTTATTTTGAGATTCAATGCTGGCCATATCTTCCTCGTGCCATTCATTTTTAATCTTCATCAAGTACGCATAAAGAACATCGCCTTGCTGTGTAGTTCCTACCTTCTGTTTGATTTTGTCACTCATGTCGACGTTTGATGGTGATACACCATCCTCTAACTCTGTCTCACCTTTTGTGACAAACTCATATCCGCTATCTACTGCTGATTCTACGTTTCCATCGTCATTCATCCAGCAAAGGTGATGACCAGGAATTTCAAACTTTACAGCCAAAGTCAGTCTTGGAACACCAATCGAATTGCGTCTTGGGCGTTTTGCCTGTGAACGAACTTTATCGGTATCACGGTCAGCTTCAGACCGAACTAATGTTTCAGGACTGCTTTCTTTTTTGCTTACTCTTGGCATTATAATACTCCTAACTTATTTTAAGTGATTTTACTATAAATACAATGGTTATTCACCAAAATATTCTTTAAGGTACGCTTCCCGTGTAATTAAACCTTGCTTCTCAAACTTCTGACAAGCCTGTTTAGCTTCTGGAGGCAAATCGTTATATCCTTTACCGCCTTTTTGATTAGACTTAGGTGCTGTAGTTCCCTCTACTGGAGATGGACGAGCACGGTTAGTATTGGTGAATTTTTCAGGATATGCTTTCTTAACACGCTTGGTAACTTCGTCAAGGAACGCTTCACCGATAAGGGTTGGCTGTTTACGCTTGATGACTTCACCAATTAGGTTAGCTTCTTCAGTCAATTCTGTGTCTTTACCAAACCAAGGATTATCTTCATTCCATTGAACAAAGGTAGGGTCTGGTTGGTTTGATGGGCGTACTTCTACTTTTTCAATCGCACGAGCCTGTTTGAGTTCATCAATAGCGTCATCAATCTGAAGAACCTTATCTCCGTCGCCTGTATTGATAGCTTCCTTCTTTTGGTCACGAAGGTCTAGCATGGCACGGTCATAAGCCCGTTTTTCAGTATCTGCATGAAACTTCTTGAATTCCATCATTGTGGTTTTCATTTCAGATACTTCACGCTTTAGGAATTCGTTGTCTTTACGCAACAGAGCATTAATCTCTTTACCTTTCTTTACAAAGGTATCTGCGTCAACCCAACGGTCTTCTGGGCCGTTATAGTCTGATTGTGGTACCCAACCTTGACGCTTTGCCTCGGCTAAGGTCTCTTCATCAACTTCTGATACCTCTACTTCAGTACCTTCTGTTTGGGCTTCTTGTGTAGCCGAACCGTCTAACGATTCTGGTACTACTTGGTTTAGTTCTTCACTCATTTGCTATCTCCTAATTTGGTAAGACATATATCTAAGTCATTCAATACACGGTATTCTATTCCGTCTTCGGATTCGTCGGGCGTGATAAGCTGACCAGCGTAACGTCCAAACTTGACGTAGTCACCGACTTCACACCAAGGGGATTCTTGGTCGGAATAAGCAGTATTCCCAACCTCGACGACGATTCCACCGTCTTGACCAAGCTGTTCTCGCTTAGTGACTTCTTTGGGAATAATAATGCCGCCTTGAGTAATTTCTTCAATTTTAGTGACCTTGACTAGGACACGGTGTCCTGTGGGTTTCCATCCTGATGTATTCATTAGACCCCCGTAATATCTTCATAAGTCAAATCAAGGATTTGATTGATGGAATATACCCCACCCAATGCAAATTGATTTTCCCCGTCAGTTGTAAACTGTCGATTCGCCCACGCCTCTTGTGTTTCAACTTTAGCCTTCTTTAGAAATGTAAAGAACTCCTCAGTTACGTGGTACGTCTTCCATTCCTTGAATTCCTGCTCCGTCATTGTTTGCCTCTTTCTCTAGGTTTTGCATCATCTCTATTGACTTAATAATCCCATCTACGTGTGCTCTCTTAGCACCGATTTGGGCTTCTAACATAGCTATAGCATGACCAGACTTGACTCCATCTGCCTGTTCAAGTTCTAGTACTGCTTTAGCTTGTAGCTCTGTAATCTTAGCTTGTTCTAGCTCTGCTTGTTGCATGAGCTTGGCAATACCAAGTTTAAATTTAAGTTGATGATTCATTTGACGCTCATCGTTCTTCATCTTCTCTATCTGCATTTTCTCAGATGGGCCTGGCTTGATAGCGTTAGGGCCTTTAGGGTCAGGAAGGATTTGGTCAATAGCATTGACTTTAAGTGCGTCTAAATAACGTTTTTGGACTTCATACATATTGAAGCCACCTGAGGATTGGGCTAACTGTAATACGGCTTGTGCTTGCATCTGACGTTGACTATCTGAAACAACATTAGGGTCGGCAGCAGGTTTAACTAACTTCATATCCATAGAATAGTCGTCAGGGAGTACGAACTGAAGTTCATTGTTGTACTCAAACTCTACTGGCTCACTTGGCAGATAGAGTTGGTTTAGACGATATAGCTTTTGGAACTCTTCCTTCATGGCTCTCCAAGTACGCTTGTAGATACCATTAAATACTTTCATACCCTGCTCTACTACGTTACGACTTGTCTCAGCAGGAGTATTTTGACCAGGACTTACCCCAGTCATCATATCGGTTGCACCAGCAATACGCTCACCATAGTTGATGAGGAGTTGTAAAAGCTGGAACGATACACCATTAGGTTCACGGATAGGCAATGGGAAGATGTTGGCACGAAGGTCGTCGCCTGTGCTATCTACACGCTTCCACTCATGTGGTTTGAATGTGTAGTCTCCACCTTTAATCTTAACGCCACGTCCTAGGAATCCACCACCAGTAACACTCATCGTACCAGCATCAATCAACTGGTTAACAATGGTATTTACCGAATCATTAGTAGGCCCAAGCAATACGCCAAAGCCAAGGTCATAGAATCCACCGTCTGGGCTAGGTACAAAGCCATACTTTGTGAAGTACTGTTCAGGCTTAATACGGATGATTTCGCCATTGTGGTACTCAATCGAGTCCTCAAAGTAACGTGCGACAATACGGTAGATTTTGCCAGTGTCTCTACGGATGTAGGCAATGTACGGCTCTTTGTATCCATCTTCATCAAAGTCATGCCAAAAGTGAGTTTCAAAAAATTCGTAAGGAGTATCAGGGTCACCTGATTGCTGACGAACACCTTGTGCGTCTTCTTTAGCTTGGGTAAGCATAGAGACGTTAGGAAGACTAGGTTGTACTTCGTCTTCTACTTTTAAAAATACGCCACGTACCTGACGCTCGTGCAGGTCGTTGGAAGACAAGAGAATTCTATGTGAGACTCTTGGGGATTCTGCAATTGACTTGGTATAGTAATTGACAACGAAATCATTAGGAAGAACAAGCTCAGAGACATTATGACCTCTTACTGGGTCAAAATAAGACTTTTTAATTGCGGTACCAGCAATAGATTGAACCAGCAAAGTCTTGTCAGTGTTCTCTTCCCAACCTTCATCTTCTTCCATTACTTGGTAAGTCATGTGACGGGAGATGCGGTCTGCACGTTTGTGCATTTCACCATCGTCGTCTTTACCGTACACCTTACATTTGACAACTTCATTATTAGAAATTAATGCAGGGTACGCACGACTATGATACTGCATTGCAGCAATAGTAATCAATGGGAACTTTACGTTAGAAGCACCAGGCCAAGGGAAAGTTTTTTTCTCTACGACCTGCAAAGCCAATTTACTAGCTCTTTCATTACGCTCTTCCCAATCTAAACGGGAAGTTAAATCAAGATTGATTTCATCCATCAATCTGAAGCCTAATGAGGATAACTCCTCTGAATCCATATCTTCAGCGATATTGGGGGAACGTAGGAGTTCTTCTATTTTCATTGTTTACCTTGTGAATTCTTTAAAGGAAAATACCACAGCATTGTAACATAGTCAATATGTTCCTAGACAGTTCAATTCTTGTCTAGTAACCAGTATAGATAGATTGTCCCTCAAATAATTGACCACCGTATTCTTTATCATACTCTTCATCGTCTCTTTCCTCCTGAGTAGGGGCTAAAGTCACTTTATCCAAAGCTAGTCCAATATAAGCTAGAGCATCGACTTGGTCATCGTGTTGACCTCTAGGAAAGACAAGCATCTCATCTATTAGACCAGCGTACCAGTTCTTTTCTTTGTTAAACCGTACTCCACCTGCCCTCATACGAGCCTGTAGTGGTTTAGCCCGTTGTTCTTTGTCAACCTTTGGAGTCACTGCGTGTAGGTTAATGTACATTCCCCGCTTAACCATCTCGGCATTCAAGAAGGCATCTAGGGTATGTTTAATCTGCCCTTTTTCCGCTATGAACAGGTTAGGCTCATACTTTTGTTGTATCCAAAACATATTCTCGATAATCTCAAAGCCATCCCATCTGCCTCGTCTTATATCGACTATGTGGACAAGCCCTTCTTGGTCGATACCCGCCACCGCAATAACGGTATAGTCGGACTTGGTCTTTTTTGTAATAGCAAAGTCAATTGCAGCATAATACTCAAGGTAATCAGGAGTATCGCTATGAATAAAATCGTCCCTATGAAAATAGGCATTTTCAGCGTCAATAGGCTTATTGAGATATTCCTGGCTATATCCATCAGGGTTTCCTTGGTTAATATAGGATTGTCTTATTTCTTCTAGTTTCTCTCTACTGAGCTTCTCAGGCCAGAGTAACTCGGTAAAGTCTTCATTGTGCGCTGCAAACCTCTCTGAGTCCCATAACGAGTCTTTAAGTAGTCTTTCTAGGGCACTATCCATGTGAAGGACTGTCCCTACCATTCTAATCTTGCAGTATTCCGAACCGCAAGGGAATAGGTCATTAAATAGCCAGTTACGGAACTTCTCACGACGCTGTGGGTTCATTACCTGCTCTGCACCCTCTGCATCATCAATAATGATGAGATTGGGGCGTTTACCGTTCCATTGCAAGCCTCGGACTTCCTGTTCAGAACCTTTAGCTATTATACAAAACTGGTGTCCGTCTAATAACTCTACTACTACTTCTGTCTCAGTATCCTTAACGAACCGTTTAACCCCAAACTGGGATATAAGCTCCTGATTGACTAGAAGCTCTGTTTTGATGTTGGCTAGGAAGCGGACGACTTGTCCTTCTGTCTTGGAGACTAATAATATGAAATAACGGTCACGAAAGAGAGCAGACGCTAACGTACCAGAGAAGGTTACTGCAGTAGTCTTAGCGGTTCCACGAGGGGCAGCAACTACTACTCTAGAGCCATCTGAACAGAACTTATCCCACAATACTCTATGAAACGCAGGAATTGCCTTTACAGCATCCATCCGAGGTACAAGAAATACCCTGACAAACCCCTCTATCAGCTTTGAGTCTAGTTTCATGTAACGCTTTCCTAGTGAAGTCTAACAGGAGTTGCATATCATTTCTAATGCGCCATCCTGCGTCTAACCTTGCTTGTATCTCATCTAATAACTCTGTATC